GTCGGTGCACTGAGCCAAATATCCGTCATACATCTCGTCGATACATGTCTTACAAACAGGTGCATGGCCAAGTCCTTTGTGTTGGACAGCATAGCTCACGGGGAAGTAACCCTTTCTTCTGGAATATGCCGTTCCGCATTTATGACAGATGACTTTGTCAGTGCTCATTTCAATCGCCATTACAGATCACCGTCCGCGTCTGGGTCAAAGTCGTCATCGTCATATAACGGAGCCTGCGCAGGTCTTGTATCGTTAAGAGAGAGTTCATATAGTTTTGCACTAAGCTTTAAATCTTTTCCATAATAGAATCTTGGAACATATTGCCCTGGCACTGCTACATACTCGCCAGTCAATATAGACTTTGTAGAACGTGGTTCTCTATATTTCAACCCCACTCCACCAAAGCCGCGAACTCTGACTTCTTCGCCCTCTGCGAGAGCCTCGCAGATGACTTCTGTACACGCATCGATTATTTTCTTTACGTCATCGAATGTATAGATAACATTCTTGTTCGATGCCGACACTTTAAAATCTTTAGAATTCCCGGAATCATCCGAGATATGAAAAACATGCTGCGGAAACTTTACACTTTTCCGCTTGTCATGTTCCCTCAGTTTTGCAGCAACTCTTGTTGCGAACGCATCTTTATCCATAAATCCTTTCCTCCCATACAGCTCACATGTCCCCGAGAGATTTACTCTCTGGGATTCGAATGTCCCCGTCAGCGAAATACTGACTGATCTGTTCGTCCTTAGAGCTGTCATTATATACGTTAAACATTTCTGAACTGCTCCATCCTAATATCTGAACAACAACATTATCAGGTATGCCTGCCTTAGATAATGCCGTTACAAAGTAATGTCGAAGAGAATGCATATAAAAATCTTTTCCGGTAATACGACTGCACGTGTTCGCCCAACTGTTCACGGTTGGGATGCCAATGTGCTCAGACGGATTACTTCTGTCTGGAAAGAGCCATTCACTTTCTATACCAAGCTCATTGCGTTCATTCATCCACAAATCAAGGTAGGGACGAAATCTTTTCGCAAGAGTGTAACATTCTAACATTTTATTTCCTTTGGTTAATATAGGAGCACTTTTGTACAGGGCTCCTCCGAATAACAATTTATCTTCGCTAAAGTCGGAAACTTTAAATCGACATAATTCAGACTTCCTTCGACCACCATACATTCCAAGCGCTACGAAGCAAGCCTTCTCGTATTGTTTTCTCTCCACCAGCTTATCCAAAAGAGATTCAAGTTCTGCATCCTCCCATACCGTTTTGTCCATCACGGATTGGAGAGGAGGGTTCTCAATCTTTCTGACTATGGATCTGTATCCGTCGAACTCCGGCTCCTCATCGGCAAGAATGTTCTCACAGTAATTAGAAAGGGAACTGATGGCAGACTTCACACGTCTGATGCGTGCGCTGGAGTTCCCGTTTGATATCAGCCAGTTCTGAAAACCAACAATATCTCTTTTGGTAATCCTTTGGAAATCCTTGTTATCAAGATTCTCCATTATATATGTAAAGAAGATAAGAAGGTCGTTATCATAACCGGAAATCGTACCACTGCTTCTACGAATCGATTTCAAATAAATCAAAAAGTCATCTTTGAGTCTGAGGTTTGATTTGTTTATTAAACGTGTCTTCTCATCACTCGTAATCTTATTCATTTTTGTTTTCCTCGGCATGACGACCTCCTTTCTACTATCCTTTATTTATACGCATTTAAGTCTGTACTCGGCATCAATTCCATCATCATCAAATATCAGCAGCATCTGACTAGGGGTGGAGTAGAGCCGTCTATCATTTGCGTAATCGTCTGATCCACAGAGTGCACCGCAAAGCATAGAAGTCACACCGAGCTCCTCGAAACTTTCTCTATGGTGTTTGTCACCGAGGATAATGCATTCTATGTTCTTGCCAAGTTCCTTATATATTAATGTTGTGAGTAATCTGTTTGAAGTCTTAACTGAATCTAAATCTCCGTGTACTGCACAGATTTCATGACCGCACGCATTCACAAAAATAAACCCGTTCATATCAGGTTTAATAGATATATTCTCATTATCTTTAAGTCGCTGCTCCAGCCACCATCCGATAATCTTTTCCATATTGTCTCTATGGATGTTATCCTGCTTGTTTTGAACGATGCGACCATGATTTCCGTATGTGGTGTAAACAACCGTCTCGTTTGTATACTTAGAAAGCTCGCTAATTGATTGAGCCAAAATCTCAGAAACATTCATCAGCTGGTCTATCACAAGTTCCTCAGATGCAACTCTGGCAGAAACGTGAATAGCACCGTGAAGAAAATCTCCAAGCAACACAACATGGAGTTTGTTGCATCGGTGGAGTTTAATTTTCTCAATAGCCTTCAGCACAGTTTTGTGTACACGTTCGACACAGATATCTGTGTTATATGTATTAAAAATATTTTCAGCAATCATGCCATAGTGCCAATCGCTGAAAACGAGTACCGCTTCGTTGCTCCCGCACAGAATAGAAGAGTCCAGCCGGTCATCTTCTGAATATAGCTTTCCAATTTTCTCGTCCAGAGTACTGGCAGCATCGATAAGAGCTTTCTCTAGATGTTCGCGTCTTGCATCGGTAACAACAAGTTTGTTGTACTCACGCCTCTGATCATAAAATCTTTGGCGTTCCTTTTTTAATTCCTCCATTTTGTTATCTATATCCTGTATTGCCTCCGGCAATGATTGCTGCCCATTCTCGAAGATATTTTTATCTATAAGCTCTAGCGTCTTCATAGAGCCATATGCCATCCTTCTTGCAACGTCAGAGGAATACGGTTTGCCGTAGAGGTATTCGGACAAAACAGAGTAGTCAATATCGGTAGTCTTGTCGACCAGTTTGGCTTCCAGTAATCTGCGATGGTATTCCAGATCACTTTCATTTTCTTTTTGAATTAGAATATTGTTATTGTACATATGTACTTCTCCCTTTTTCTCGTTGGATAATCCCGCAAAATGCGGCAATTATGACCATATATATGTATGGAAAAATAATCTTACTTCCATATATAGTGTTTCCTAAAAAGAGAAAAAGCCACTGATAGTCAGTAGCTTTTTTAATACATATAATTCAAACAAGTTCAACCTGCTGCCATTTTTCGCCTTCTCATAACAGAGTCAACGCTCTGCTTGATCTTACGCTTAGCTGCACATTCTGCGCAGAACTGCTGCTTTCTTCCTGCGTTCGGACTTTTAATCTTAGTCGTAATCCCGCAGCTGGTACATACAAAATACGGTTCTCCGTGGAACATGAGATATTGGTATCCCAGATTCCTGAAATCATATACTTTCATTACAACATCTCCGTCCTCGATAAATTGAACACGAACACTCGTATTATCTATTTTTTTCGAGAAACGGATCAGTCCATTCTGTCTGAGCGTGTGGTATAGCAGACTCTGTCTTTTTATGGATGCGCTTATATTTGCCATTCGCATTATCTCGCTATCCTGCGAACACACCCAATGATCCATCTTTGGATTTACTGAGTCCCAGTATTTTGCGAGACAGAGCAACGTGAAAGCGAGTCTGCGCAACTGTGTTCCTCCGAGAGAATCTATTTTCTCCATTTCCGGTTTAGTGATAGCTATGTAATCAATCTGTATAGCGTCGTACTTGTATGCACGTGCGACTGCGTAATCAAGTGTCTTAGACCATTTAGGGATAGAGGCTGTCGGGTTGCATAGAAGGAGGAAGTCGTCCAATGCCTCACGAACTTTCTTCTTTGACATTCCGTCCTTATCCGCATAATATTTTGCAACTCGGCAAAGAGTCTCATACGGCTTACGCCCAAGCTCTCTGGTACGAATCATGTTTTCTGCCCACTCATATTCATTAAGAACGATCAAATAATATCAACCTCAACTTTCTTTTCTTCCACTTCGTATCTGTTCCCACAGTAATAAATGCTGCCGTCTTCCCTGGCGGTAGGATAGGAGATTGCCATGTTGTTTTGCATCAGAAGGTTTCGGATAATTTCTGTTCCGCACATATTCCATACAAATCTTTTTGTAGAACTTTTCTTGTAACACAGATCAAGTAAGATGTTGCAAAGAACTTCGGAGTTTGGACAAATCTTTGCGCACTCCTCATTAAAATCATCATTAATGGACGACAAGAGAGTAAAGGAATCGAACTCGTCGACTCTCTCATATTTTGCGAATATCGAGTACCCCTCCATCCTCTTGTTATAGTCACTATGCAAGCGCCTGATGTCTGAGTACTGCCGGCCTGTATATTCGGCACTGTTTCGCATGAATGTATAGTCGAATTTTTTGGAACGGTTATGCTTCCCTACATACCCATCAAACTCTGCCTCGAACCGTCTGCAAATTCTGTTCATAACACAGTCTCCGGTTCCGACTGGCATCCTGTAATGATAGAATCTGAGAAATTCTTTTTGTCTGTCGGTCATATCTTGTTCAGGAATAGCAGACAGCTCATCTATAGTAAGTTGAAATTCTCGTAAAGAATTTTTATTCGTATTCTTGATATATGTATTGTATTCCTTCATCAGAGAAGGATAAATGTATCTCATAAAGTAAGGCTTACGAAACGCAGCGATCTCTCTGTATAATTCTCTTTGCTTCTCGTCTTCAATCTTGTTTGCAGCATGTCTATCGTGCCAGTTCCTTGGCATTGGCTTACATATGATTCCTTTGGCCTTATCAATTGCATTCTGTTGGAACATCTGCCCAGACATGATTCTGTACTTTAAGATATCGTACTCTGGAGTCCCTACTGTAAATTTACTCTGAACCTCAAACATACTGGTTATCCAATTCGTCGTCCTGCCAATATCGTTTCCGAAACTGTCGATGTTTGACTTAATAAAATCATCCTCGGTCGATATCTTCTTATTCGCTTTTCTTTGTATACACATCAAGGCCGGAAGCGGTTTCATCCTGTTAACGAGGATATTGTTATCGGTCAAAAAGACCAGGTCTCCGTCAAAGTCCATTCCATTCAAAGCAGCAGAAGCCGTATCCCATGAGTTAAAGATTGTGCAGGTTGTAATATACCTGTACCAATAATCCGTTTCATTGTTACTCGTAGGAATAACGGCGCGAATATTATTGTGACATGTCATCGGCGCTCTGAAACATGCTAATCTGGCAGCTCCTGCATCGATCCAGTATCTGTTATATATCTCACCGGCCTTTAAGAGTCCTGTCTTCTCCAAGCCGAAAAAGCTCTGGCAGAGAAGATATGGATCTCCGGAAACAATTGAGTAATTGCCGTGAACTTTAAGCACCCCGACCTTAGCCTCGTTGATCCTGTTCCGTATGAGTTGATAAATGTTATTACGAACAAATGGGTCGTCATAAACCCTGCGGTCTATCATCATCGCCTTGATATAATCATCTGGCAGATTCTCCACATTGGATTCCTTTAGCCCTGACCCTTTGAGGAATAGAACAGATTTCCTCCAGTCATCGCTTAGAACGTCTTTGATCTCATTCAGTGTCGGAGCGATCAGCTCCTCGATATCGTCATCGGACAGATCGTAAGACTGAATGAATTGGTAGTTGGTAGAGCGCTCGCTTTCAAGTTCCCTAGGCGCAGTCTTGGTAATTCCGAATGTATAATGATTGGAGAGAGAGCACTCCAGATAGTCGTCGATACTTCTGTAGCTGTCCCATAGTTTGACCATGGATGTTGTCAAAACGAGTTCCACGTTTCTGACATCCACATCATTGCCCCATGCGTCTTTTACGATATATTTACCGGCGACCTTCTCCGCAAAATCGATGAAGTCGAATGTGAACACCATCCCTTTTGTCCAAGCCATTCTTGTATTCACGCCGCTCACCAGATAGTCCAGCCCAAGCTCCTCGCTCCATCTGGCAGCGAGAGACGGATGCATAAGTCCAAACCCGTCCGATGCGTCCATAACGATATGCTCGGAAGCCCTGTACTCTGTATATGGCTCGTCATACCCCTCATCAGTCATATATATGACTTCTGAATCGAACTCGGTCTCTGCGTCATTCACTACAAGAATTCCATTTGGAAAAGAAACCGGGATAGAAGCACTGCATGTAAGAGCTTTATATGCTTCCAGCTTCGCAGTAACGAGTTCCTTGTTCTGATCACGTCCGTTTTCAACTCGCTTCTTCAACTCCTCAGACAGCCTTTCACTGACAAACACGATGGTTGAATTTTTAATACCCCCGTTAGTTCCCAGCAGTCTTTTGTATGAAATCCCATTGATGGTAAAACCCTTACAAGCCCTGTAGTAATCTTTTTCCTTGTCGATGATTAAACACATATAATCAGGTTTGAATTGCAAGTCATCCAATTCCGCATAGAGTTTACGGATCTGTCTCTTGTTCTGAACGCTATTAGGTTCTTTCCGAATGTCTGCGATTTCTCTTTTGATGTCGTGCGCTCGCTTATCCGCATCCGTAACTCCATTCAGTTCATCAATCCAGCGGAGCATCTGACTGTCCGCAAGTGATATTACTTCATCATTTTTACGAGCCTCGGCAATTGGAAGCACCAGCTTCCACCTGGCCTGCCTGAGCCTGCTGCTGTGTATCTTATAAATATATTTTTGACATGTTAATTGTTTGCTGATATAACCAACTCCTCCACAACTTCTATGTAACATATGATACAAACAAGTTTAGTTAATAAAACAAATCATCGTTGTAGTCGCTAATGTATTCAAACCACGCATCATAGAATTCATAACGTGATTCTTCTACATATTCCAGATCACTGTTATCATATTCGTCGATAGGAGAGTAGTAGGAGCACACTCTTGATTTGCATGTACACATTTCGTCAAAAATGCAAACGCTGCACTTTCTACTTCTCATTCGCGCATCCCCCTTTCGTCAGACTATCCATCCAATCCGTAAGGATTCTGCGCATCCTTTTGCTCGGCAGATAAATGTAAATTTTATGTCCGTCTCTGATAGCACTCCGCCAGATCCACTGCACCATGATAGAAAGTGCATACTTGTCTTCATCGACTTCAATTCCGTTCACATAATAGTATTTCTTTTCATTGACGTTCATGAAAAGATTACAGGCATAGACCAGGTATTCCCTGTTTCGATATTCGTTTGATGCTTTCAGGTTTAAAACCGCAAATCCGTTTGTATATCCTTTCCCTTTCAGAGAATCCTTATATACCTTGTATGTAGACCAGATGCGTTTCTCCGCAACTGAGTCCTTCCAAAAGTGTCGGAACACATTGTATATGTTGTTCTGTAATTGCTGTACGGCAATGCGCTTATTCTTTTCGAACCAGCTTTTGGATAAAGCTGTCTCCGAATCTCCAATAGCATTCAGCTTGTCGTTATCCACAATCTCAATCATTTCATGGATTCTGGTGACATACTCTGGAGTATAACCGGGATAGTCACAGAAGCGGAACTGTGTCTCGCCAATCTTCTCAATTCCGATGTAAGAATATTGTAGATTGTAGATGTTTAAGAAACTATGAAGACTCTGTCCTTCGAACAGGTAGGTCAGGATAAAAACATCTTTAAAAGAAGTCAGAAGCTCCGGCGGGAGAACCCAGTAATACAGCCTCGTCCGCTTCCCTTCATCATCTTTTTCCTCTGTGTCGATTCTTGTAATCTGTCTGGATCGCAGAAGCCAGAACATCTCTTTCATGGCAACGCCGTTATAGTCATTTCGCAGAAGACTGTACTGCCCGTCTTCATATTTTATATACCCCGCATCCACTGCGAGCTGGATATCATCCTCATGGATATCGCATGTCTCCAACACGTCCACGTTCTCATCTATGATCAGTGTGTACTCGTACCGCCGTATCGCTTCCAGCATTTCTTCTGAGTAGTTCTTAAATGCCTGGTGGGTCGTTGTGACATTCCGGCCTTCCTCTATAAGGGACTGTGTGTGTGCAAGCTTGCTGTATCCGTTCTGCTTCATCTGCTTGGGCTCCACGAAACCCAGGGCAGGGCAGTTATCCCGAATCCTCTTTGCCTCTTCGAGATAGGGGGTGATATAAATAAACCTTTGGTTCTGGTGTTCATTCAGATAACGGATAGTCGCACTGGTCTTGCCAGTTCCCATAATCGCATCGCACACCCTAATCACACGGATACCCCTCTATGTCCAATCCATGGTTGTGATATTTGCAATACTCAGTTCCGGAGAAATGTGCGTAGGAGTGGATACCTACCTTATTCTTCATATTAATTGGATTGCGGAAGCAGAAAACATCTGCGCAGTCATCTTTGCAAAATGTAATATCATCTCCAATCCAGTCTCCGTAATAGCCGGGCAGCAGGTTATACTCCTTCAGGATCAGCTCGGCGTAATGCCCGCTGTACTCCATATCATTATTGTTGTGCTTGTAGACATCTACCAGCCTTCCAATAATATCTCTCATTTCCTTTTCTGTAAGCTTGTCATAACTCATATATGCACCTTCCTTCTTATATAACCAGCGCATCCATCTCTACGATGCTGCTGTCTACGAGATAATTGTGATCCTTGCTGCCAAGATTCAGTTTCTTATAGGCTGCATCAATCTCTTCCTCAGTAATTCCAATATAGGAAAGAGTCTGGGCTGGAGAGGAGTGATTAAGCATCTTCTGGAGCAGCAGGAGCTTTCTCGGATCATTGTGACTCATGACCATCTGGTGGTAGCAGAAAGTCTTGCGGAGTGTATGTGTAGAAATCTTCATATTCAGCCCAAGATCATTTCCGATACCTTTAAGGATACGGTCAATACTCTTAATGCTCAGAGGCAAGTTATCTGCCTTACCCCTGTTGGACTCGCTGCGGAACATATAATCGGAAAGACACACAGGCGCCTCTCCAGCCGCAGTCCTGCGCTCCTGCTCCTTCTCAAGGAAGAGTGTGACTGCTTCAACGACCGCTGTATTGATTGTGATATAGCGGTTCTTTTTGCGCTTACGGGTGTTGCGTGTTTTCTTCTCGAATACAGCGAAACTGTCCTTGAAAGTAGAATTTTCATTAATAATATTGGAAAAACGCAGCATTCTTAAATCACTGACACGAAGCCCGAAATTGATTCCAACAATGAAAAGCATATTGTCACGGAACCTGCCATTCTCAGTCAGGTACTCAGATACCTTTTCAATATCTTCCATACTCTTAATCGGTTCTGCTGCGTGTTCCGGTGCAAGTTCACAGGGAACTTCTTCTGTAGCAGGAGAGATCAGTCCAGGTGCAAGCTTTCTCGCAGACCCAGCTCTGATTGCAGAAATATCGATAATATTACCAGACTTCACATACTCAATCTTCATAAACTCAAACCCTTCCTTTTCAATAATCCAATAACATTACTTAAGGTCATCTTGCTTCATAATCATTTCACTGAACTTCTCAACTATCTGATCTGCGACAGAAACCGGGATCTCAATCTCGGAATGATTCATCTTCTTCGCCATCCTGACCAGAGACTCGAGATATTTCATGAGTCCAAACAAATCCATGGACATATAAAACCTCCTTTTAGAGTAGGGGTGAAAAACGGTTTTGGCACCCCTTGCCACCATGTAGGTGGCAAAATTTTGATCGACCCTCTGAGTATCAGTAGGTTTCGGGGGTATGCCTTAAAAGACCTCGAAACCCCGGTTCTTATTTATAAGAACTGTCCTTAAGCCAACCTCAAAGGTGAAAAACATACAATATAATTAACTTGACATGAGATAAAAAATAGGGTCTCTCCAAAAGGAGAAGCATACCACATAATTAACCTCAATATAATTTTATCACAGTCCAGTTTCTATGTCAAGTAAATTTTGTAATATAATCGAACAAATATTCGAACCTCACTTTTCCATTGGAAATATCTGGGAGCGGATGCCGGTTTTCAGATCTTTAAAAACTGGTTGACCAATTTTTCCAAAACCGGGATGGTGGGTTAAGGGGTCAAAACCCTTGATTTTTCAGTGTTTTCCAGTGATTCAGGGATCTCCGGCAGCGTCATTTTTATAGCTGGGTTCGGTTGATTTTTGAGTGTTGAGGATTGGGGAAGTGGAGATCTGGGGAGTGTGTGGGAGAGGAAGCGACTTCCCCGCCCTGCCGTCAGCGCCCCGCCGTCAGTACCAAAACCCCGCCCCGCTTCCCGCCGAAGTCGCGAAGGGGTAAAACTTGACATAGCCCCCGCTTCCCGCCGAAGTCGTCGGCGATGCACCCCGCACCCCCGCCCCGTCAGCGGTACACCCCCGCACCCCCGCCCCGTCGCATATTACATTTTTTACTTGACGAAGGGCGGCGAAAGCCTTATAATTGAAGTGAAGGGAACGCCCTTCAAATTGTATCAAATGTTTACACAATTCACACAAAAAGGAAGGAAGGAAAACACAATGAAAACACGCACAAAACACACACCCGCCCGCAATCTTGCCCCGCTGAAGTCTTTCACTGACGAAGCAATCCGCGCCGCAATCGCCGCCGCAATCGACGAAGCCCGCGCCGCTGACGAAGCGAAGCGCGAAGCCGCCGAAGCCGCCGCGAAGGAAGCCCGCGCCGCCGCTGAAGAAGCCGAAGCCGAAGCCAACGAAGCGAAAGCCGAAGCCGACGAAGCCGAAGCCGACGAAGCGAA